CTGGAGTTTGATTAATGAAACTTTTATTCGACATTGAGACAAATGATCTTAAAGCAACAAAGATATGGTGTGTGGTTGCTAAGGACATAGAAAGTAAACAACTCTACACCTTTGGGCCTGATCAGATAGATGAGGGATGTCAGCTTCTGTCTGAAGCAGATGAACTCATAGGCCACAACATCATAGGCTTTGACTTACCAGTAATACGAAACCTAACTAGATTTAAAACTCTAGGTCACGGTCAGAAAATAGTAGACACTCTTGTTTTGTCTAGGCTGTTTGATCCAGTACGCGAAGCTGGGCATGGTCTAGGTACATGGGGACACAAGCTAGGAGTCAGGAAGTTTGATTTCAAAGACTTTTCTGATGGCTTCAGTGTTGAGATGATGGACTACTGCATACAAGATGTCGCTGTGAACGTGCTTGTTTACCATGCTCTCCGCGAAGAGTCCAGAGGATTCAGCAGAGAAAGTGTTGAGCTTGAACATGAAGTAGCAGACATACTAAAGGAGCAAGAGAAACATGGATTCTTATACGACTCTATGGCTGCGGATCTGTTACTTGCTGAGCTACGCGAGACAGTTGCTAAGACAGAATCAGCAGTCAAAAGAGTATTTAAACCAAAAGTCACAAAGACAAAGCTGTTCCCAAGGATCACTAAAAACGGTTCATTAAGTAAGATGGCTAGTCTTTGCGAAGCAGGTGTAGGTAAGGGTGTACGCATGACTCGCGCAGAGCATGAGCTTATGTCAAAGAAGCTAGAGAAAGCAGAATTTCGCACAGAAATGTGCGATCCTGTGATACGAAGTAGATCTCAAGACTTTAATCTAGGTTCTAGGCAACAGGTAGGTGAGTACCTACAAGACTTTGGATGGAAGCCTACTGAGTTTACCGCTCATGGTAGACCAATAGTAAATGAGAAGACTCTTGCTGAAGTCAAGGGCATCAAAGAAGCAGAGTTGATAAAGGCATACTTGATGTACCAGAAGAGGGTGTCTCAGATAAACTCTTGGAATGAATCAGTAGAAGAAGATGGTAGAGTGCATGGGTTTGTAATACCTAATGGTGCAATCACTGGACGGATGACTCACAGGAATCCTAACATGGCACAGGTGCCTAGCTCTAGCTCACCATATGGCTCTCAGTGTCGTGCAGTATGGACTGTACCAGAGGGCTACAAGCTAGTTGGTATTGATGCTAGTGGCTTGGAACTTAGAATGCTTTCACACTACATGGACGATAAGGACTATACAAATGAAGTCATTAACGGAGACATACACACCGCTAATCAAAACCTTGCGGGACTTGAATCAAGATCTCAGGCAAAGACATTCATCTATGCCCTACTATACGGAGCAGGAGATGAGAAGCTTGGAAGCGTGGCTGGTGGAGGTAGGTCAGTTGGTACAAGACTTAGACAATCTTTCTTTGATAATCTACCAGCATTCAAGTCTCTTAAAAATAGAGTTGGATCAGCGTCTGAAAGAGGTTATCTCAAAGGGCTAGATGGTCGTAAGTTATATGTACGAAGCGAACACGCTGCACTTAATACGTTATTGCAGGGTGCAGGTGCTGTTGTTATGAAGCAAGCTCTGGTACTATTCAATAGGAGTTTGAAGAACGAAGGTCTTGACGCTCACTTTGTAGCTAATGTGCATGATGAGTGGCAGGTAGAGGTTCTTGAGAAGGATGCGGAAAGAGTAGGTCAGTTAGGAGTCGAAGCTATTGTTGCTGCTGGCGAACATCTTGATCTAAAATGTCCACTAGACGGAGAGTACAATGTCGGAAACAACTGGTCAGAAACGCACTAATATTCCTGAAAATCCAATGGGTAAAAATGTAACACACCCTGAAAGATATAAATTTGTAGATGGAGAGTGGTGGTATTACTATCCTGAAAACGGCACTAGCATATCAAGTGGTAACCACATAAGAGAAAGAGCAGAGGTTCTACGAAAAAGAACTGATAAAATTATGAGAGTAAACGGTAAGTATATTCCAAGATCTCATCCTCTACACAAGCCGGGAAATTACAAAGGATTTACTGACGCAGCTTTTAGCTCCCTACAGAATTATGAAAGATCAAAAGAGGGTCAGGTATACATTATACGCAACCCTGCTTTCCCTAGCTGGTGCAAAGTAGGCATGGCTGTAGACGCACAGGATAGACTGAAGCAGTACCAAACATCATCACCCTACAGGGACTACGAGTTAGTAAAAGCATACAACACTGAGAATAGGAGAGAGGCTGAAGCACAGGCACATGCTGCTCTTGAGAAGCACTACGCACGTAAAGGCGAATGGTTTGTTTGTGATGCTAGTCTTGCTGTTACTAAACTAGATACTTTATTTGAGGGAATACAACTTGAACTCTTCTAAAAATCTATCAACACTTGTTGAGGACATCTATGAAAAGATTGAGTGTCTGTCTCAGGGTGAGAACATGGACATTCCACAGGATCTTATAGATGACTTTGGCGAGAAGATGAAGCAAGCCTTAGTTCACTGGACTGAGCCTAAGAAGCAGACCAAGGGACTTCGTATGAGCAACATAGGAAGACCTGCTAGGCAGCTATGGTACGAGTCCAGAAAAGAAACTAAGCCTACTCCGCTCAAAGCACCTACCCATATCAAGTTCCTATATGGACACCTTCTAGAAGAACTTCTACTTTTGTTTGTAAAGATAGCTGGTCACTCAGTATCTGATGAGCAGAAAGAAGTAGAGGTTGACGGTATCAAAGGTCACATAGACTGCAAGATAGATGGACAGGTTGTAGACATAAAGACTGCATCTAACTTTGGCTTCAAGAAGTTCAAAGAAGGTACGCTGTATCAGGATGATCCCTTTGGTTATATGCACCAGCTTGCAGGGTATGAAGCAAGTGAAGGCACGACTGAAGGAGGATTCCTAGCAATCAACAAAGAGACAGGTGAACTCTCATTATATAGGCCGGGGGACTTGACAAAACCAAATGTCAATGGTACAATAGATAGTCTAAAAAATAAATTAAATTCAGATACTCCTCCTGAGAAATGTTATCAGCCCGTACCAGAGGGTAAGAAAGGTAACATGCGCCTACCTACTGGCTGTGCCTACTGCGGCTTCAAGAATGAATGTTGGTCTGATGCTAATAACGGTAGAGGGCTACGTGCATTTAAATATTCTAATGGTGTTAAATATTTTACACGTATTCTTTCTACTCCTAATGTACAGGAGCTATTCATTCAGTGAATAAAAATAAATTAAAACAAATACACAGGAAGACAGAGAGCCTTCTTGTTGATTGGTTGCGAAGCATGGTATCTGATGAAGAGGCTAAGAGGGTTAACACTAAGAATGTTATGCAGTTTATGCCTGATAAAGAGATATACGCTCCAGTTAAATCAGGTATCAGGTGTGTACCTATGACTCCACGATGGATCAAAAAAGAACTAAAGAAAATGCTACAACAAGACAGTAACCTTGATGTTGAATCTGTTACTCTCAGTGATCTTAATTTAATAGCAAGCAGTCAGCGAGATGCTGTGCATAGAAGGAACATAGCAGATGGCAGCGCGTAAGCCTAGAGTACCTAGACCTAAGAAGTATGTTAAACCTGACGGAAATAAATACGACTCCATATGGGAGGCTGTGCTACATGAAGGCATACTTAAATACTGGGAACATCACACAGAGAAAGTACCGTATGTTACAGAGCATACATACGAGCCAGACTTCTTTAAGATTGTAGGTAAGAAGAGAATACTTCTTGAATCTAAGGGCAGGTTCTGGGATCATGCTGAGTACAGTAAATACATATGGCTTAGAAAAGCTTTACCTAGAAACACTGAGCTTGTATTCTTGTTTGCTAACCCTGCTGCTCCTATGCCGGGAGCTAAAAGAAGAAAGGATGGCACTAAGAGATCTCATGCAGAATGGGCTGAAACAAATAACTTCAGATGGTATAGTGAGGAAAGTATTCCATCATCTTGGATAGACGCTAAAGCTAGGCAGACTGAAGAGTACAAACAACGAACTGATAAGACAAACTTGGAGATGCAATGAAGAGCATTGATGACGCAACACCAGAGGAATGGAATAACTTAAACAGAAAATATACAGAAGATTGGGATGGGCCTAATGATCATCCTGTATACGGTGAAAACATACCTGATAATGCTTTAGGTCAATCTTATTCTAATTTAATTAATACTATGGTAGATCATCCCCCTCATTACAAAGAGGGGGAGATTGAATGCATAGATTATCTGGAAGATAGTTTAGGTAAAGAGGGATTTGCTTTTTATATAGAGGGAAACATTAAGAAGTATGCTCCT